CCAATATGTTTGTAGGTGAAAGTTGGGGCATAATTTACAATAAAGGAAAACATACTAAACGACATAGCCATTGGCCTTACACTTATGCGTTTGGATATTATCTAACGAATACAAAGAATAGTAGTCCTCTTATCTTTCCGACAGCAAATAAAATCATATATCCTAAAAAAGGTGATCTAATCATTTTTCCTGGCCACGTGCAACATGAAGTTCCTACTTTAGAAAGTGAGGAAGAAAGAATAATGATAGCAGGCAATCTATATCATAGTTGGACGGAGACAAAAGAAAAGAAAGTTAACGACTATTTCACTAAGCCTCACAACAGGTAATAAATACTAACATCATGAATAGTACACACTTCTCAGGCCTCGATGGGTTCGTATGGTTTATAGGAGTCGTTGAAGATAATAACGACCCTGATAAATTAGGACGAGTTAAAGTTCGAGCGTATGGACATCACACACCAGACTTAAATAATATTCCTTTAGAGTTATTACCTTGGGCGACAGTCATGGGTTCTACTCTAGATACCTCAATGCAAGGACAAGGTTCTTTTCGTAAAATAGAACCAGGCACATGGGTAATAGGTTTCTTTCTTGACGCTGAAGAAAAACAACAACCAGTTGTTATGGGAACACTCAAGGGAAAACCAAATCAAGCTCCGAATAAACTTGTAGGATTTAATGACCCTAATGAAAGTAATCCGACAACAAAGAAATCAAATTCAAGTCATGGTACCTTAGTTGACAAGGATGGTAAAGAGTATGATTACAGTACAGAGGATAAACATATTGAAAGTGATGTTAATAGACTTGCAAGAAACGAAACTGTTACTTGGATAGATGGTGAAGATTATAATCTTTCTCATAGCGTTATTGGAAGTAAAGATAAACTATATCATGCAGAAACACATAAGATAGGTCGTACAGAAAAAGTACAGATAGCAAATACAACAGATGAAAAAACTGACTCTGGTTACATTGAATGGAACGAACCATCGTCAGCATACGCAGCTTCTTATCCTAACAATAATGTTATGGAAACTGCTTCTGGTCACATTAAAGAATATGACGACACTTCTGGTCAAGAAAGAATTCATGAGTATCATAAAGCAGGTACGTTCTATGAAATAGATAAGGACGGAAACAAAGTTACAAGAGTTGTTGGTGATAATTATTCAATCATTGCTGGTACAAACTATGTAAAAGTTAGAGGCGATGTTAATCTTACAATTGATTCAAACTGTAAGACACGTATTAAAGGAAACTATGATATAGAAGTTGATGGTGATAAGACGGAAGTAATTAAAGGAAAACTAACACAAACAGTTACAGGTTCTGTCGTAGAAACATATAAAGATATATTCGATCAAAATGTTACAGGCGATAGTACAATTGACGCAAAAACAATTAATCTTAATAGCGGAACTAAAGGTGCAGCTCGTCTAGACGATCAAGTTGATACAGGCGATGACCCTGCTGGAATCTCAGGTTCTGATGGTTCAAATAAAATAGAAAGTGCATCATCTACCGTAATCATTGGTGATTAATCTCTTTGTTATTGTATAAATAATATAATAGTAGGAGTATTCAATGGCATCAAGACCGGGCAGAGCGGGTGCAGACGCACAAGCAACAAATTTATCTGATAAATCAACAAGGATTTACAGAGACTTAGATTTATTTTTCGGTAAAAAAGGTACAAACTCAGATGTTAATAAGGTCGAAGACATACAAGCAGTCAAACGATCTGTAAGAAATCTTGTACTATTAAATGAACATGAGAAACCTTTTCACCCAGAGATACACTCTGGTGTAAGAGATATGTTATTTGAGAACATGACGCCTGTGGTTTCAAATATTCTTGCAAGAAAAATTGAAGATGTAATTACAAACTTTGAACCAAGGGCTAGATTACAAACTGTTAGAGCGATACCTAACTTTGAAAAAAATGCTTACGAAGTATCAATAGAATTTTTTGTAGTTAACACACCAACAGAATTAGTTGATATGTCAATAATGTTAGAGAGAATACGATAATGGCTACTACAACAAATAAAAAGAATTTAAGAGTTACAGAATTAGACTTTGACCAGATCAAAGAAAACTTAAAGATATATTTAAAATCACAAAAAGAATTTACCGACTATGACTTTGATGGTTCTGGTATCGATGTATTGTTTGACGCATTGGCTTACAACACACACTATCTAGGTTTCAACGCTAACATGTTGGCAAACGAAATGTTTTTAGATACAGCATCATTAAGATCATCAGCTGTGTCTCACGCAAAAACATTAGGTTACGAAATTACATCAGCAAGAGCTCCGATGGCAACAATAAATGTTTCACTTAAAACAGATTCAAATACTAAAACAATGCCTGCAGGTACAGCGTTCTCTACTACACTTGATGGTGTAACTTATCAGTTTGTAACTGTTGCTGATGTTACAGGTCAAAAATTTGGAAACTCTGTTAACTTCGATGCTCAAAAAGTTTATGAAGGTACTTACGTTACTTCAAGATATACAGTAGATACAACTGACCTAGAACAAAGATATGTTCTAAGAGACAACAGAGCAGACACTTCAACTCTTACTGTTAAGGTAATTAATTCTACTACTGACTCAACAACTACAACTTATACTAAAGCAACTGACATTACACAATTAGAAAATTCAAGTACAGTTTATTATTTACAAGAAATAGATAATGGAAAACATGAAGTTTACTTTGGCGATGGTGTAGTATCTAAAGCTGTTGACGATGGTAACATTGTAGTTTTACAATACGTTGTTACAAACAAAACAGAAGCCAATGGTGCTTTTGTATTCACACCACCAGCATCTATTGATGGTGTAACAGATGTTACATTAACCACAGTCGAAAGAGCAACAGGTGGTAATGAACCAGAAAGTATTCAATCAATAAAATTAAATGCACCTTTAGATTATGCATCGCAAGGAAGATGTGTAACAACAGGCGACTATGAGGTTTATGTTAAAAAACTATTTCCACAAACACAAGCAGTAAATGTATTTGGTGGAGAACAAGGTTCTTACAATTCATCAACTGGTGTAACATCAACACCAGAGTATGGTAAAGTTTTTATATCTGTTAAATCAACAACAGGTGCAAACTTAACTTCATCACAAAAAACACAATTAGTTTCTGACTTATCTAAATTTACTGTTGCATCTATATCGCCAGTTATCGTTGACCCAGAGACTACAAAATTAAGATTGACTTCTAGTATTGTTTACAATTCAAGTGCAACCACAAAACTAGCTTCTGAATTAGTAACTGCTGTAACTAATGTATTGACTGACTATAATACTTCTACCCTACAAACTTTTAACGGACAATACAGAGCATCAGCAGTTTCTAAAATAGTTGATGAAGCTGATACTTCAATATTAAACAATACAACAAGTGTTAAATTATCAAAAGACTTTGTACCAAGTTTAGGTACAACTAAATCTTATAACATAGCTTTTAATAATGGATTACTACACCCAGAGGATGGTTATCTTTCATCAACAGGTGGAGTACTTTTCTCAACAGGTTTTAAAGTTGGTACAGATACTACAACTGAATATTTTTTTGACGATGATGGTAATGGTAACCTAAGACGTTATGCATTAATCGGTACAACAAGATCATATGCAGATAATGTAGCAGGTAGTATTGATTATAATTCAGGTTATATTTCGATAAACAATATTAACATAACGGCAATATCAGACGTTGATGGTTCAACTTCAACAGCAATAAGATTAATTGTTACACCAGCAACAAATGATATAGTGCCAGTTAGAAATCAGTTATTAGAGATTGACTTTACAAACACTACAATTTCAGCTCAAATAGATACTGCAACGTCTTCTGGTTCGTCATACAGCACATCTGGTTCTGGTAGCGCTACGACTACAACCACTACGACATCTGGTGGTACATCGAGTTACTAGAATGAATGACAGATGAAAACTAAACTTGTAAATAAAGTATCACATCAAATAGAAACTCAACTACCTGATTTTGTTAGGTCAGATCATGGGTTGTTTGCTAAATTTGTTGAAGATTATTTCCAATTTTTAGAATCTGCTAAAGTTACTTTAGATTTTACAACTGACTATGTTGTTTTAGAGCCAGAAACAAAACAATACTTGTTATCTGAAAATGGAATACTTGGTGCAGCTGTAGATAGAATGGTGTTAGAGTCTAGTACTGAATACACACCAGGCGAAACTGTTAAAGGACAAACTTCAGGCGCAGAAGCAAAAGTAATTGTTGAAGACGTAAGAAACGTTTCTCTTTACATTGCAGCTAATAATAGATTTGAACTTGGAGAAGAACTATTAGGTTTAACTTCTGGTGCAAGTGCAAAAATTGTAACTTACAAAGCTAACCCAGTACAAAACATTCAACAAATGCTGGACTATGCTGATGCTGATAATTCTTTATTTGAATTCTTTGACCAAATCAAAGAATCATTCATGGCAACTATTCCAAATAGTTTAGCATCAACTGTTTCAAAAAGAAAATTAGTTAAATCTATTAGAGATTTATATGCGGCCAAAGGAACGTCTGAAGGTCACAAAATATTCATGCGTTTATTATTGGACGAGTCTGCTGATATATTTTATCCAAATGAAAATATGTTAAAGGTGTCCGATGGTAAATGGTCAAACAAAAAATTAATTAGAGTTTCTACAAATGGTAAAGGTTCAGGTCAAGAAACAGTTAACCAAGTTATTACAGGTCAGACTTCTGGTGCAACAGCTGTTGTTGCGTCAGCATCTACATTCCAACAAGGAACAACCTCAGTTATAGAATTAGCACTTGAAGATTTATCTCAAGGAGACCCTTTTGCAACTGGTGAAGTAATTAAATGTATTTCAAACTCTTTAGATTTAGAAATATCTTTTACAATTAAATCTATTGTTAATACAGTAAACTTAGACAACGCTGGTATTTTACACTCTGCTTCTGAAGCAGCTGTTATTGATACAGATAAAGGAAATGGTTTTGCAGACGTATTAGTTAATAGTTTAAAAAGAGGTTCTGTATCTGATACATTTATACAAACTGCTGGTACAGGTTATCGTCTAGGTGAAAAGATTTTATTTTCATCGGCAGGTGGAGAAAATGAAGCATCAGGTAGAATTACTATTCTTGGTGGTGGTATAGAATTAGAAACTGCTACTGATACTACATCTGGTTTACTATTAAAAGAAATAGGAACTAAAAGAACTGCTGAAGAATTTAATATACAAGTAGAATCTAATACTGTATTAGACGGACCATATTATATTTTTGCAACAGGTGAAACAAAAGTAAATGGACAACAACAATTGTCTGGTGGTGCCAAAGGTTATTACTATCCTTTATTCTTATCTCAAGATGGTGCAGGTGGAGAGGATAACTCTAATCTATTTCAATTTGTAGAATACCCTGGTGTTAGTTTTTGGATGCCATCAGCAGAAAGAAACTATGCATTATCATCATCGCCTACAGGCCAATACGACTCAGCAGATTATATTTCATACCCCGTATTAGAAAATGATAAAATTATTTTAGATAGAACTGATGGGTCTGGTGCAAATGCTGGTGGAAGAATTATATCAGACGAAACACAAATAACGTTAGATACTTTTGGAAACGATAGCGATCAAATCTTTTTAGAACCAGGTTCTTTTGATACAGGTACAGCATCATCAATTAAAAAAATATTCTTAACGGATAAAGGACAAGGTTATACATCTTTGCCTACTGTAACAGTAGAAACTGCTGATGGTAGTGGTGCAAAAATTCTAGCGCTTACAGAGGATATTGGTGCAGTTGAATCTTTAAAAATAAATGACTCTGGTTTCGATTATGATGCTGATGATTTACCAGACATGCGTTTCAGAGCTCACTTTGTATTAAAAGATATTACAGGTTCATTTGTAGCTGGGGAAGAATTAACTTCTCATACAGGTGTGGTTAAATCTTTTAATGCTGATACTCAACAATTAGATGTTACACTAGAGGACATTGTTAAAATAAGACATGAACAAGCAGTTGTTTATAATGCACCTTTTGTTCAAGAAGACACTAGAGGACTTTCAGGTAATAATCTTCTTACGGAAGATGTTAAAGATTTACCAGGTGGACCAGATGATAATATTGTTTTAAATGGTACAGATATTATTACACCACCAACAAGATTTATAGAAACAAAAGTTAAAGTAGTTAGAAATGCATCTAACACAGCTAATATTTTTGAAATAGATAATGTACCACAAAAGAGTTTAAAACTAATTGAAGGTAACACATACAAATTTGATTTATCAGATAGTTCTTTATATAATATTGTTTCAACTTCTAATCATCAATTAAAATTTTCTACAACACCAAATGGTACACACGCAAGTGGCGTAGCTTATACAACAGGTGTAACTGAAAGTGATATAACAACAGCAATTGGTACTGAGGGTGCGTACATACAAATTACAATAGCAACTGACTCCCCAACACTTTATTATTATTGTGTTAATCATTCTGACATGGGTGGAGTTATAGAAACAAACACACCACAAAGTTTTGTAACAAACGCTGGAGGTAATATATTATTAAATGGTACAAGTGAAAAAATAGATCACATACTTGCAGAGCCTATTAATGGTGCTAACCCATTATTAAAAATAGCATTGGAAGATAACTCAGGTAATTTTATAACTGAACAATCTATTGATAGTCCTAAACTTGTTTCAAATGCTGGCGCTAAATTATTACTTGATAGTGATATAGATGTATCAACTGCTTTCATACTTGGCGAAGATGGTGCTCGTATTAGAAATGAAGATCATGGTAATTTAATTACTCTTGAAGCTAGTTTAGATGGTGGAAAAATATTAGATGAAGAAGATGTATCGGCCGCCGACTTTATTGTATTAGATGGTACAAATTCTGATTCAAAAAATGCAGCCGACAGTTTAATATTAAATGAAAAAATAGATTTCTTAACAGGTGGAGATGTTACAATTTCTACTGCAACTGCAAATGGTCAAGTATTATTATCAGATATTGCTACTGGTACAGTTGACGCTGGCGTACAACAAACTACTGAAGGTTCTTATAATAACATTCAATCGTTAGTTGGCGAAGACCTAATACGTGTACAAGACTCTTACTACTATCAACAATTTTCTTATGAAGTACAAGTAGGTCAATCAGTAGCAACATATATTAATGAACTAAGAAAAGCTGTTCACCCAACTGGGTTTGCACCTTTTGGTAAAGTTGCGATTGCATCTTTCCTTAACTTAGGTGTGCAAACTTCTGGTGGAGATTCATTCTCGCCTATACTTGGTTCTGTTCTTACAACATTATTTGATGAGAAGTTTAGAAGAACACACACTATACCTTTACCAGAAAGTAGAACTGGTAATAGAACAGATGCAATTACAATTGATGGTACGGCAATTTCAGCAACTCTATTAGATGGCACAGATGGTTCATCTACCGATGCAGGTGATAACTTATTATTAGAAACAGGTAGTAATGTTCTTAATGAAACAGAACAAAATGCTGGTGATAACTTCTTATTTGAATCTGGCACACTAGATCAGTTTGGTGCAGGTGGAAAAGTTATGGCAGAAACTTCTTTAACACCTAGTGATGTAGCACAAAATCATTTCATACCAACTTACAATTTAAATGTACAATCTAAAGCTACACCAAGAGCACCACAAAACTTTTTAAGAACAATCGCTGATGAAATATTTCCCGATAGCGAGGGTATTCAATTAGAAGGTTCTGAGTTAGATACTTTAAGACTAGATGGTATTGAACCAATACCAGCAATTTCTTTCTTTGTATTAGATGCGACTGCTAGTAGTGGTACAAATGCAGGCGATAATATTTTATTAGAAACTAACGTGTCACCAGATACAAGTAGATTGATAATGGAAGATTCATCATTTAGTTTTGATACAGGTCAAGTACAATCTATTGGTAATAAAATGTTAATAGAAGACTCTTTAAAAACTTATGACGCAATACCTTTATCTGAATTTGAGGGATTAAGAATTTTTGATATTCGAAGACAATCTAAAATATTACTAGGACAACCATCAGAAATATTAACACCAAACAATAGATACTTTACAAATAAAATTATAGAAGAGTTTGATAGTGTATCCCCATTAGAATTAGAAGATAACTCTGGTTTCTTTAATTTAGAAGATGGCGAAACTCAAGATGAGTTACTATCAAATAGAGGATTAGACAATGGTACGTCTGATATTAATCAAGCAGGTGTAAATGACTCAGATGGTATTAAGTTAGAGATAGATGGTTTCTTAAAACTAGACGGACACTTAATAACGTCTGGTGAGTTAACAGGTCAAGTGGTTGACTCAGATGAATTTATTATATCAGAAAAAACTGGTTCTGCAAACGAAAGATTTATTTTGGAAGAGGATGGTGTGATTGTCGCTGAGGCTTTCTCAACAAACTCTGTAAAAGAAGGTTTACTTATGGAAGATGCAACTATGGTACCAGGTGCAAGAATGAAAATGGAAAAGAGTACTCAGAAAAACTTTTCCGATGCGTTCTTACTTGAAGATGCAGCTCAAGAGGTATCAACAGATGCTCTAGTATTAGATAGTACAAACGGAACAGCTGATGCAGGTTTTAAAGTATTAAGTGAACAAGATATTGACGATGCAGCTATTCTAGTAGAGAACATTTTACTAGAAAGTTCTAGTGTATTTGCAGAGGAAGGTCAGATACCTCACTCTACTTTCGAACTATCTGGTGGTCCTAAGAAATTCAATAAAGACATGCCTCAATTAGTGATAACTTTAGGTAGTCAACCTATAGTTAAATCTTCAGTAATCGAGGTAAGGAGTGCTTAATATCGTATAAATAATATAAATACAAAAGGAAGTGTATACCAAATGACAGCAATAATTACAGAAAAATTTAGACAACATAACGCTAATCAGTTCAACGAATCATTCTCGGAAACTGCAGCTTCAACATATTACTTATTCTTAGGCAAATCAATGCCTTTCACTTCTGGTACTTCAGGTGGTACAGATACTTCCCCACCAACGCCAGCAGATAGTGTTTCTAACGAGTTCTATCTATGGGACTCTATGTTAGGTGCTAAAAAAATTACAAGTTCAGATATTTCTTTTGCTATCCCTAGAGTAAATTGGGCAAACAGTACAGTATTTGATATGTACGATGATACAGTTTCATCTTCAAATACAACTGCTTCTGGTGCATCTTCTATATACGGATCAAATTTTTATTTCATGACATCTAATAAAGATGTTTACAAAGTATTAGACAATAATGCTGGAGCTGCTTTCTCAGGTTCAGAACCTACATCTACATCGACATCGCCTTTTGCTTCTGGTGGATACATTTTAAAATACATGTACACTATCACAGCGTCTGAGGCTGTTAAATTTATTACAACAGATTATATACCAGTATCAACAGATACAACTGTTTCTGCAGCTGCAACTGACGGTAAGATTGAGTCAGTTAAAGTTACAGGTGGTTCTGGTTATACAAACGGAACATATTACGCACCAGTGTTTGGTGATGGTACTTCTCAAGGTACATCAAGTGGTGCAATTATAAGAATTACAGTATCAGGTGGTTCAATTCAATCTTTTGGATTAACTGCTGGTACAGATACAACAATACATGCAGGTGGAGCTGCTTATACTTTTGGAAAAGTTTCTTTATCAAATGTATTTTCAGACACAGGTCTATCAAGCTCTGCAAACATAGGTTCAGGTACAGGTGGAGATGTAAGAATTATGATCTCACCTAAAGATGGCCATGGTAAAAATGCAGTAGAAGAATTAGGCGGTCATTTCGTAATTGCGAATACAACTATCACTCAGGCAGAGGGTGATGACTTTACAGTTTCAAATGACTTTAGACAAGTTGGCATAGTCGTTGACCCAGTTAATTACGGAACAACGACCGTGGCATCTTCTACAACTGCAAGACAAACCTATGTTGTTAAGTTCTCTTCTGCCACGGGTACATTTGATGTTGATGAACAAATCACTCAAGCAACAACAGGTGCTGTAGGTCGTGTTGTAGAATGGGATGCCACAAGAAAATTATTGTACTATCAACAAGAAAGATTTTCAACATATGGTACTGCTTCAACTACACAAAGTTTTAAAGCGTTTAGTGGCACTAATACAATAACAGGTGCAACAACAAATGCTGTAGGTACGCCATCGTCAACTGGTTCAGATACAGTTACACTTGCAAATGGAAATACTGTAACACTAACAAGTGGATATGCTAACCCAGAGTTACAACCAGATAGTGGTAACGTAGTTTACATTGAAAACAGAAAACCTATTCAGAGGGTATCAGATCAAACGGAAGACGTTAAGATAATTATTGAGTTTTAAGGATTAATATGGCACAAAAAATCGACTTAAATGTAGCACCATATTATGATGATTTTGCAGAGAATAAAAATTTTC